GCCCAGCAGTGAGCGAGCTTCAGCGATATGACGAGGAGACAGCACGACGGGAGTGTCGGCGCTCAGTCCGTCAATCGTCAAGTCAACGAAAGAAGCGGAGTTGTTGCTGCCAAGTGTGCCAAAAACACCCGACAGGCAGGACAGTAGATCCTTCTGGCGTTGGTTGGCGATGTAGTCGGCAATCTTGGCGCCGATGGCGGCCATGGGGTCACTTCCAGCCGCGAGGGCCGCGAGGTCACGGCTTTCGAAGGCCCGCCCTCTATGCAGGATTACGCCAACTTGCTTGTCAGCGGTGATCTTACCGGGGATCAGTGAAGTGCTATCAGACAGCACTTCAAAATCGCCGGACAGGTTAGCTTTCCAATAGGGGATGCTGATTAGGTCACCACCTTCCGTAGCGTTCAGCTCAGCCATTGGCTGGACCACACCGCTAGCCAGGAAGGCATCGCGAGCGGTTGTCTGCTCAATGACGTAAGGCGTGAAAATCTCGGGGATGATGACATCAGAGCGAAGAGTCGCCATGGTGTCGAGGGCAATGGGATGATTGACGGTTTGGGCGCGGCCCTAGCTAAATGGCGCAGCCATTACAGCAATTGCCACCATATTAGCGTTGCGCGGCTGCTTTCATGCGATCGTACATATCGCGATCGGTCTTAAACAGCCTGGATTGCTCGGTTAGGTTGAATGTTTCAGGCATAAATGGGTTCTTGCCAATAGGCGCCTGGCCTGTTGCGCTACCTGCTGATGGTGCGCCGCTGCCCTGTGGCCTTGGTGCCTTCTGCATCCATGACGGCAGCGTCTTGGCCCATTCAGCTACTGGTGTGCGCTGGTAGCCGTCAACGACTACTACCGTGCCATCTGGTTCGCGCTCGATCTTGTCGGTGCTGAGTTTGGATCGCAGCACTAGGTCAGGATCATGGACGATCTCAGCCAATGCCGTAACAGCCGGCGCGATCAGCTCAAGCTCTCGGACTTTGGCTTCAAGGGATTCAATGCGCTGGTCCTTTTCCGCCGTCGCCTCACGGTACTGCTGCTCCAGAGCTTGCCTTGCTTCGGTGTAGTTGCCTTGTTGTTCAAGCTGCTGTTGTTCGTGCGTGCGCTTGAACTCAAGCAATTCGTCAACATTGACACCATCTGGCACCTTAGACGCTTTGGACTTAGCAGCACGCAATTCGGTAATTAGCTCGCTGTTTTTGCGTTCTAATGCTTCGATGCTGCGTTGCATTGCATCAGTCGCCGCAGGCTCCTGATTCGTGATTTCTTCGGACATTATCCCGCAGGGATAGATTGCCCTACCATTTTACCTTATCGGCCCAGTAAGCCGCGGATAATTTACCCTTGGCGATATTATCCGCGTGCCGTGCCTTGAATGATGCGCGGCGTGCTTTGTCTGCGGCTGATTCACCTTTCTTCGCTGGTGATCCTGAAACACCTTGCTGGCCAAAGCGGATCAGCTTTACCGTATCGCCTTCCTTGGCAAGTACGGCATGGGACTTCTTTGGATTGTTCGGCGTGCGCTTGGGCTTGTTATAGCCCTCAAATTGCTCGCCGCGATAGGTGATCATGCGCGAGCGCCGCGTTTAGTTGCGGACTTGCCGCCAAGTCTTGCTTGGCTTGCTGCCAATTGAGCTTTCAATTCAGCCATGCGGCCCTGGCTGGCCTTTAGTTTTGCTGCGGCAGCAGCTCCCTTGGCTTGTGCGGCAGCCAATCCAGACTTGGCTGATGCCACTTTGGCGCTAGGTGCTTTTGCCTTTGCTTTTGCAAGTTTTGACTCAAGCGCCTTTTGTTCTTTATTGAGCTTGCCTGTTTCGCGTTTGGCGTAACGTTTATCGGAATTACGATCGCTGCGATTGCCATAGGTAACGCCACCGCCGCCAGCAAATCTGCCATTTTTGTCTCTACGTTGTGCCATTATTTTGCACCTTTTGACTTCTTAGGCTTCTTGGCCTTACCAGCCTCGGACAATGCAATAGCAATCGCCTGCTTACGGCTTTTGACCTTAGGGCCTTTGCCGGGGCCTGGCTTGCCGCTTTGCAGCGTACCGCGCTTGTACTCACCCATCACCTTGGCGACTTTGGCTTGGGATTTGGTTGGCTTTTTCATGCCTTCAGTTTACCGGCCCATAACGGCTGCGCAGTTGGGCTAGGGTCAGCTCTGAGCCGTCATCACGGACTAGCTTCGCCATGGCATCTGTTGGGCCGTACTTATTGGCAAGGCGGTTAAAGTATGCCACCTTACCTGGGCCTAGCGCATCGGCCTGCGTTGCACGTGGCTGCTTTGCTAGCCATTCGCCGTAAGTGATGTTTCCTGGTACCTGCCCATCCATGCTTGCGCGTTTGCCTTCTGGTGGGGGGGGTATATCAAGTGCTTTGTAATCGATCACTGGCACCGTAGTAGACCGACAATTGAAATGCTGCGGCGGCATTGGACCTTTTCCGTATTCAAACTCGCGGCCATCTAATGCACGGCATATTGCGCTGGTTCTGGTGTCAAGTGTTGCAATGTAGCGGTATTTCTTGGTAATGTCTTGGTTGCCCTCGTATACCTGCTGGCTTGCTGCATTAGCTACTTGGTTGATGCTTGTCCGTACCAGCGTAATGATTTGGTTATCTGCTACCTGCGTTAGCTGGCCGCCTGCTGCTGCAATTTGCCCTACGGTTTTTGCTTCTTCACCAAATTGCAAGCTGCCGATTAGCCGTTTTGCTATTGATGGTGTTGTCTCACCAGTTAGCAGGCCATTGCGTACAACTTGGCTGAATTGCTCAGCCTGTGATGTAGCAATACCGCGAAATGCTTTACTTACTACCTGCCCATTGGGTAGCGTGATCGTTGCACCTTGCGCAGCAGTAAGACTAAACGTTTGCGGTGCGCCATAGGCAGCGGCAAATAGGTCATCCGATAATGTGACAACATTAAGCTGCGTTGGATCTGTAGTAACAACAGATTGCGCAAATTGCGGGCTGATTTCTACAGTATTGATATTACTACGCAATACACCAGGCGGCATAGCTTTGCGTAATTCATCAGTTACAAATTCCGACTGCAACTGTGCAATACCTTGCAGCTCGGTTGCGGTTAGCTCTGTTGCATCACCAGCCCAACCATCTAGTGATTCTTTTAACTGCGCAAGGATACTACGCAGCCGTGCTGCCTTGACCGGTGCGGCAAGATCATCAATCACGCGCAATTGATTTACAGCATCAATGATGATGTCGTTATAGGCATTAATGACGCGCCGCGCAACGCTATTGCTGTAGCGGTTAAGGTCAATCGCGTTTTTGTATAGTCTTGCCGGTGTGCTCACTGCGTTGCGTCTACTTCTTCTTGTACATCAAAATCATCACCTAGTACTTCACCATCTGATAATTGCATCAGTAGCGTTTCTTTGGTAATTGTACCTGCGGTATAAAGTTGCAGCAGTGCATTAACGTCTGCTGGTTCCAACCTAGCGCCAATAAAATCACGATTTACCGTACAGCTACCTGCTGCTTCTTGCTGGCCTATGAATTCTGCATGGAACTTAAGGCTATTGTCAATCATGTCTTGCACATTCTGCGCAATCACCATCATTGTGGAATCGCCTTGGCTTCGGTCGATCATCTTTGATGCTGCCGTTTCGGCTGATAGCTTCTGGCCTAGCACTGCCGATAGTCCTAGCTCATTAATCTGTAATGCAATCTGCTCCAGTCGCTTGAATTGAAAATCAAAGCTGCGGCCTTGCGGCTCGATGTATTCTGCCCTGCCATCAGCGGGAAATGCTAATGCTTCACCAGGGCCTGCTGATACTTCTTCAGCACTTGTCGGAAAGCCAAAAAATGCCAGCATCGGCACTGCTGAGATATGAAGTTGGTTATCAAGGTCTGATTGTACTTGATAGCTCTTTAAGTTTAGTTCTGCAATATCTTCCAGCGGCGGCCTTGATTCCATGAAGCCAACGCGGTTGCTATATGCCACGCTGAATGGGATTTCTGCCAGGCTTGTAGTGCCTTCATCAGTCACCTTGTATTCGCCATTATCTTGGCGTTGATGGATCTGGTATTGACCAGGCGTTAGGACACGCACCTGATCAATTTGCTTTTCGCCGTACTTGCTGTCGGGGTCTGCCTCTAGCACTACCTCTTGCAGGCGTAGTTGGATCAACCGTTGCTGGCCGTCCTGCTGCTCGGTGCGGTAGCCAAGGATTTGACGTGGTGTATAAGTACACCAATAAGGACGACCACCATTTGATGGTGCATCAACAAGGCAACCAATATGGCCATAACGCACCAGCTTGCGAGCGGTTTCGTATGTCCATACATTAAGGTCATTGCCTTGCATGTCTACATCAAACAACTGCTCACGTATTGCGTCTGATACATCTTGCAGTTTGACGGGTTTACGCGTCAGCATACCAGCGAGCATACGCTCTAGGCGTTGGTAATAAGGCGGCACAACACTACGCGCTAAGCGGTTATCGTAGCTTTCGTCAAGTTCGCGTGGCTCCTGCGGCAGGTAGCGGCGATGCTTGCGCCGCATACCATAAGTGCCTTGCAGTAAATCCTCAATCAGGATCCAATGCGGCTCCTGCGCATACCACGCGGAATTAGGATCCCCAACCTGCGCGACGCGCCGTTCGGTGACTTTACGATCGTAGGCGGCTGGGGTGCTATACATCAGCGGTTAATCAGTGTCTTTACTTTACCGTCTGAAGCGACGGCAATCACCTTAAAGATCTGCGGGATGCCAGGCTTTGGCTTAAGCCGCCGCCCGATTGCTGTGGCAGTCATTCTGCATCCTCTTCGTCTTCATCAACCAGCAGATCAAATGCCATGCGCTGCTTTACCAGCTCCAATGCACCGATCACCTCAATGGCGGTAACATCTTCAAGGCTGTCAACCAGATTATCTAGAGCGGTCAGGAAGTCTTCCATGGGTTTGGATGTAGACGGTCCTATGGTAGCACGGTTATGGTTTGCGTTTGGGTTTGGGTTTGTTTTAGCGCATTTCACGAGGCAACCGGAAGCCTGGCTTTCTTTTATTAACAGTTTTAAGCGCCTTTGTTGGATTTGCGTAAAAATCTAAAGCACTATCTGCTCGGTTTTGGGATCTCAGGGTCTTTCTGCTTGGCCTGGGAGCAAAACTAGCTCTAGACATTGGAGCTGCCGAATTTCTCACATCAGCATTTCTGGTCTTATTTGCCGCCGCTCGGCCAATCCTTGCTCTATCGCGCTGCATTCCAGTTGTTGGTTTAGCGGCTGCCGCAGCAGTCTTAGGCGCTCCCGTCCTAGCTGCTTGCCTTTCCCTGCCTAATGCTGCGCTGAGATTACTTGCTCTGTTATCTGCTCGCTGGAATGATCGCAGCGCCGATGCAGACTGCTTGCCTGCTGCTGCCTCCTTTGCAAAAGCTGATGATCTTGCCTTGGATGATGCACGGCCAGAAATTCTCCTGCGTTCAGCAAATGCCGCCCCTGCTGCATCTGCTGCTTGCCCACGCTTCTTCGCAATGCGTGATGCCGTTGCAGTTGCACGGGCTAGTCGTTGCTCCCTAGGTAGCTTGGCGGTGGGTTTAGCCTTAGCCCGACTACGCGCTGATTTAGTTGCTACGCGAGCAAATGCACGATCTGATTCATTTGCGCCCTTGCCTTGAACTTTCAGGGGTACGCGAGTTGAGCTGGCAACTAATTGATTTTTGGCGTTGATGATTTTTGTTCCAGCTGGACGGCTATTGAATTTATTTAGCGTCTTGCTTTGCCCTGTTTTATTAGGGGTTGTGTTCTTAGGTGCTGCGGCTTTGGTCGTTTTGCGTGTTCCGCCTAGACGTGCGCCTTTAGTTGCTGCTTTATTGGCGCGAATCTGCGTTCTTGCTTCGTTGTATGCGCCGCGTTGGCCTGGCTTGGCTGGTCGCGTCAGACCCATATTGAGCCGCGCATTAGATGTTTTGCCGATCGTACCTTTAAGCGGTGCGCCAGTCATGCGACCTTGGGCAACCATGCCTGATTTACTGGTTACAGTCGCCCGCTTATTACCCGCTGCTGTCTTAAGCCGCCCGCCGCGTGCTGTGGCGCCGCTTCCTGCCGGAGCAAAGCGCCCTCGATTGTCCCTGGAATAGCGGCGTGCCATGGTGGTATCGGATCGTTAGTACACTCTAACGCCAGTGCCACGGCCAGCCCCAGCGTGCAGCGGGTTGAACTCACGCCATACTAGGTAGCCGATGGCATCATTCATGTGATCATAGCCGCCATCCTTATCGGGTTCACCGCGTTCGTTGTAGCTTTGAAGCTCCAAGCATTCGATCAACTTACGGCAACTGTGGTCAATGTGCAGGCGGATCTCACCTTTGCCGTTTTCTAGCAGCGCCTGCACTGCTGCCACACGATCACGGACAGGCGGGTTAGCGCGTGGTGATTGGTTACTCATGCCGTAGGATTCAAGGATTGCAATATCGGTCTGGCTTGCGTTGGTACTACGATTGCCGCCGCTTGCATCTGGGTAAACGTAAAGGCGATGGTCGGGATATCGTGCTTTGATCGTTTGAGCTAAAGCATCAGTATCATGCGCACCGCTGATCTCATCAAATACTTGCAATGTCTTGCCATTGCGGTAGGCGATGACGGCAGACATATTGCCTACGTTAAAGTCAACGCCAATACGTAACGGCTCACGATATGATGGCGCCTCGATTGCGGTTACATGCTTTGCGCGATCAAAGCGGTCATAGACCTGGCCTGTGGTGAGGTTGACAAATTCACCGTCTAGGTATGCCTTAAGCAGTTGCGGGTCATAGTTCGCTTCAAGGCGTTCGATGAAGTCTGCCGGCAGGTATGGATTATCTTGCGTGCGCATCCTGATAAGCCGCCGATCGCTGCGGCCTTTGCCATCTTCACTGGCGAATGTTTGCCACATCCACCTAAAACCCTCTGGTGTTGATGCAGCCGCAAACTGCCGTACATTACCAGCACGCAAACGGCCAAGGATCTTTGGAAATGCTTTGTTTGCTATAGCAGGCGCTACCGTATCGATTTCATCAGTAAGTATCCACGCAGCATTGATACCAATAATCCGCTGCCAATTTTCAAAGCTGCGGCATAGTATCTTAGTATCACCGCCAGGTAAATGCAGCATGTATTCAGGCAACGGCGATGCCCTAAACGTATAGGGAATGTCATACGCTTCTAGAAAGTCATCAAAATCTGACTGCCAAATATCACGAATCAATGGACCCGTGGGCTCCATTACGACGCCAATAAACCCTTGATTAACAGCAGCAAGATGGACGGCCTTAGCGCATAAGGCGCGTGTTTTACCTGCACCATAACCAGCGCTAACGCCAAGTATGCTTGATGTTTGGTCATCAACGAAAGCAAGCTGGCCAGGATGCAAATCCTCGCGGATACGTACCAACAGGCTACTTACGTCGATGCTTTCATCACTGTGGCCAAACTGCTGTAATACATTACCTGCCCTTGCAGTAGCAAGAATACTCACGAACAAATCTGAGCTAGCTTTGCAGCAGTATTAATCGCGCCTAATGCAATATGCAATTGACCAGCAGCTCTAGCTTCTTGCTGTAGCGTGCTGCATTGACTAAGCAAATCAGCCACCATTTGCGGGCGTTCTAAGTCCCAATCTGCTTTTAGCATCTCACGCGCAAGCGCTAAGTATGCGTCGCAGGAGCTTGTCTTTACCCCCCAGTTTTCTTCGGCATATTTTATGCAGTCTGATCTACGGCCACCATTAGCAATGATCCGCGCAAAGTGATTAGCGCGGTCGATTGACTCTTGTTTGGTGCCTCTTGGTGCTGCCATAAATAGATGCTAGCAAAAGCCCCC